TTCTGAACATCAATTGTGTGAACATTTCCATCAAATGTATGAGTATGCATATAGAATGGTGTTGGGTCTGTGCTGGGCGGGGTAAGCTCTACCCAAACCGTACCGTTATATATTCTTAAGTTCTTGCTTACTACGTTGAAGTATATATCTCCAACAGTGGCTATGTCGGGGTTCTCCATAGAAGTAAGAAGATTAAGTGCAACCTTCATTTGTCTGGACATTTTATTATCCTACAACTACTACTTTATATTCTCCAGCTGACGGGGCTATTGCAAAGTCTACTGTTACTGTATTTGAGCTAGTTCTTTTTACATCAGCTTCAACTTGTGCAAATGGTGACGCTGCTTCAAATATTTGAACAGTTACATCAGTTGTTCCCAAGTTATGTGTTATTGTATAAGATGTAGCAGACGCACCAAGTGTTTCTGCATACTTTCTAGCAATTGCATGGTAAGCCGTTCCATTATTTGTTAATGTCCAGTTGTCTGATGTTTCATTCCATAGAATTTCTACATCTGTCTCTAATCCACGCTCTACTGTTATTCCAGCATCTGTTGTTGGTGTGCCAGCAAAATTGCTATTTAGCTTTACTTTATTATCTTCAATATTAATCTGTGTTGTATTTACAGAGTTAACAGTTCCAATAACGTTTAGGTTGCCGCCAACTTGCAAATTACCAGTAATTTCTACATTGTCTGGCAAGCCGATTGTTACTGCAGCATTATGTCCGCTATTTGGTGAAACTGTAACTTCATTTGCTGTTCCAACAATTGTTGCTACATAATCGCCTGTTGTTTGTGAATCTAAACTAATATCCTTTACAGATACAACTCCTGCATTTACATTAAAATCTGCTGCATCAAAAGAAGCAATACCTTTATTGGTAGTAGAAGCATCTTCTCCTGAAATTGTAATGTTGTGATTGCTTCCATCTGTTGTGTAAGTGGTATCTATTCCTTCTCCACCAACAAATTTAATTGAATCTGTTAGCAGGTCAAGTTTATAATCACCGTGTGCATTGTCTGCACCTAAATCAAGTTGTGTTGCTAAGTCTGCTTCTCCTGCTGTTGTTAAACGGCCTTGAGCATCTACGGTAAATGTAGGAATCTTGGTTGTAGAACCGTATGAACCAGCAGTTACTGCGGTACTATCTAAATCTATTGTTGTGATTCCTGTAGAATCAACGTATGTTCTTGTTAAGCCAACTCCGCCTTCAACTGAAGCGCCGATTACATCTTGAATTACTTCTTGAGAACCACTCATTGATTGCCATGGACCGTTTGGTGATGCTAGTCCATTGTAGTAGTACATAACATTGTCGCCACTGTTATAGTAAATTTGACCAATTACTGGGTTAGATGGGGCTGAGCCTAAATTCTGAATTCTAGCATTTAAGAGCTCATTTTTATTGAGATCAATGCTAACTAAAAACTTTTTTGCCATTTTCTTTCTCCCTTATGACAGATATGCTGTCCCTGAAAACGGTTGTGCCATAGTCAGTGTTAATATGTTTATACTATTATAGTCTATTCCAGTTTCTAATATATCCCCAGCACTTGACTTAACGGTCACATTGGGGTGGAACCCAAGGTTATGTGTTATTGGCAACGAGTAAATTCCATTTACTGGCCCAACTATCTGTGCTAGTTCCCAAGAATGAGTCAGTGATATCTGCTTATCCAGAATGAAACTTTTTGCTATATTCCACGTATTTGTCTGTATGTCTTTTGGACCCCAGAATCTTGTTGTATTTGTGTCAAAATAAAAATCTCCAGGGACCCCAAGAGAATTGTTTGGATTGCCTTCTCCGCTTATAATTGTGCGCCCTGGCGCACCAGTAGACCTTACAACTACAAGGGGATTGTTTTCGGTTACTATTAAACGTGTTGCCATTATACCGTTACCGACCTATTGAGAGTCATGTACCCTTCTAGTAATCTTGTCTTATTAACGCTTGGGTCAACTATAACTAGGTCGTATGCAGATTTTGGATAAAACATTTTATTTGTTCTGTCTGCAGATATAGATATTTGTATTTTTCCTTCAGATGGACTTATAGTTAATCCATCTTGTTCTGTTAATGTAAATGCTAGTTTTTTGCCACCCTGGGTATCTCTAACTTGGAGTTTTGCTGTGTGGAAATTCAACTGAATTGGGGTTTGGTCTTCATCAAGATACTGAACTTCAAATGTAAAAGTCGTATTTTGGTCTACTTCGAAATTTTTTTGCGCTGCCACATTTACCCCTAAATTAGAAAAGCCCTTATGCCAATTTTAGCATAAGGGACTTCCTAATTGACTATAAGTTAGGCTTTGTTAACAAATCCAAAATTCTTATCATTTGGATTTAATGCCTTTAAAATTACGGGTGCTACTGCTGCTACTCCGCCAAGCAATAAATCTCTAGGATTTGTATTGCCTGTCATATATAAGGCTAGCGCTGCTGAAAGAAATGCTCTTCCGTAGCTTGCCAGTGCTGCTAGGATCTGTTCTTGCATAGTTACTTTCCCATCTTTATTTAAATCTGCTTTTGCAAATTTAGCCATTTTATTATCTCCTTTTGGGCAATTTGCCCTTGGAATTTTCGGCTAGGCCGAATACTACAATTCTACCACTATGCTGAAATATCTACAAGCTCGCAATTACCGTCTGAGCTACAGGCAAGGGTGGCAGAGGGTGATGTTCCATCTTCTGTTTCATAAAATGATAGGTCTTCCCATCGAATATTTTTAGGCATTTTTTCAGCAAGCGCCTCATATTCTTCTTTAGATACTTCTTGATATGGAGCCTGCTTGTATGTGTGTTCTGAGTGAGGTAGGAATGAAATTCCAGAAACCTCATCAAAATTCTTGTAGACCCAAGCACCAACTTCCATCCACTCTTCTTCTTTTACAGAAACAGTAATAGATGGCTTATGCTCGCACCAAGCACGTTGATAGACTAGCCATATATCTAAGTGCTGAATAGCTGTTAAATCATTTCTAACAATTGCACCTTCTGGTGCTTTTACAGGAAATGAAAATACATAAGTGTCGTTTGGCTTCATTACGTCATCTTCTACTGGAATTCCAACTTCCTTTAGAAATGTAGAGATAGGGTCTCCTTTTGAGCCACGAACTGTGCGAATGTAATACGGTGAATGCCATGGATGCATTCCTGAAGATACCCCGACCAATTGAGACACTGTTCCAGAAGGCTTTACGCAAGTAATGGCGGCAGACTCAGGAATCCCAATTTTCCCAGCCTCTTCTTTATTAACCTCTCTTGCTCTTTCACGCATTGTCATTAAGAATGACTCAAGCATTACTAGATCTTCTTTGCCAGACATAAATTTGTGCCCGAACTGTCCAGTTAACGATACGCCAAGCAGCCTTTCTTCTTCTGTATTGTCTTTCCAGATTTTACGAAGATATTTAAAGTCTGTTAGCGTTGATTGCCAAGTACCAAGAATCGTAGCAAGCTCAACCTTACGCTCAATATCTTTCTTTGTGTCATTTTCACGTAATACGACTTCTGAAAGGTTGCAAAACTGATAAGGACGTAAAATAATTTCTGAGCACGGGTTAGTTCCATAGTGTATATCTGGATCTCTTCTTCCAAACTTGGCTGCTTGGGCTTGAGCTGCGGCCACATTGTATATACCTCGTTCTCCTGACTTTGAATCATAAAGAGATTTCCATTCTGCAATAAATTGCTCCATCTCTGGTTTGCGTGAGTACGCAACAGAGTTATTTGACAAAGCACGTTGTGGACTTGCCTCCCACCAGTTGCCTGACTTTGCTTGTGCCATTTCAATATCATTAATATTAGATAAAGAAATCATTGCTGAGCGTCTTACACCGCCAACAACTACCACTTCACCAATCTTGCACATAATGTCGTGGCATTCAATTGGTTTTAAGCTTCTTCCAGCAGCGTTCTTAAACTTTGCAATTGTAAAATCAAATAGGTTAATAAGCGGCTGTGGCCCAGAAGATCTTCCGCCCATGGTTTTTAATCTTGCGCCTGCGGGACGAACCTTAGAAACATCAATCGCTGGGATATGTCCAGTCCATAGTAATGCAAGTAATTCACGGTAAGCTTTAGCCCAACCTTGTTTTGAATCTTCGACAACAATTACAGTATCTGATTTTTCAAGTTTTTCTGGTACTGCGGGAAGCTTATTGATGTACTTGTATTCAACTGAGAATCCGACACCAGTTCCACACATAAGTACATACATTGTTTCATCAAATGAACGAGGGGAATCAACTGGAAGAAAAGCACAGTTGTATCCAGCAACATTATCTCTTTCTAAAGCAGCACCTGAAGTCATTACCGATCTCATAGATGGCATTACATTTCGTTCAAAAACAAACTCTTTTAATTCCGCAACAAGCTTTTCATTTGGAATATAATTATGGTTTGTCTTTAAATGATTAGTCATAAATGTAAAATATCTATCTACTGTTTCTCCCCAAGTTTCTCTACGACCTTCTGCTTCTACCCATTTTGCATATCTAGATAAAGCAATAAAGTTTTCATAAGGATTTTCAATAGTTTTTGACATTTGTTATACGACCTTTTCTCCGCCTTGCGGTGCTAATTTTAAGTGAAGTCCTAGTGTATCAAACTTTTATTTAGTGGTCTAGGGGTTAAAAATATTTTTAAAAATATCATTATGTGAGATAGTGTTTTAGTCAACTAACTTGACAGCTGTTTACATTTAATGCTATTCTTAGAGTTCGTTATCTCTATAGGAGGAAATGCCAATGGAGAATATAAAGCAACAGTTTAGCGATTTAGTTCGTGACTGGACAATAATAGCAGTGACAACACTGTTTTTGTTTTCTGGACAACCATCATCTAGCGCTTTAACTGTAGTAGAACCTTTAGTGAAAACTGAAGCCCAATTAAAGCAAGAAGTCTTAGATAGCTTTAGTAAAGAAATTTACAAACCATCTGAGATGCTTACAGACGAAGAGTTAAAACTATTACTTGAGACTGTAGGGTTCGAAGGAGTAGGCCTTAAAAAAGCTTGGTCCATAGCAAAGCGTGAATCTAATGGAAGACCGCTTGCATATAACGGGAATAGGAATACAGGAGATAGTTCTTACGGATTATTTCAGATAAATATGATTGGAAATCTTGGTCCAACAAGACTTGAGAAATTTGATCTACAGAGTAACAAAGAGTTATTCGACCCAGTAACAAACGCAGAGATAACGTACTATATGACCAATGGCGGTATCGATTGGTCAGCTTGGAAGGGTATGACCCCAAGAGCTAAGGAATTTTTATTAAAATTTCCGACAAAGTAAAGGAGATGGGATGAGGATACAATACGTATCAACTTACATCTCCATGTCAGAAGAAGGATTGGTTGAAAAGCTTTTATGCCCAGTAGACCAATCCATTCTTTTTTGTAATCAAGATCTTAGTGACTTAATATTTCTATACTGCTTATCCTGTGAATATAAAAAAGAACTTGGGTCAGCAACATATGATAAAATAGTAAAATGTGTTGATGGAGGAAAATAATGTGTATTGGCGAGTGTATTTG